ATCACCTCTCGGTGAAAGACATTATGGAGATGGATGCACCCAGGCTCCAGGGCTTAGTGATTAAAACAGAAGCTTTAGGTCGCTGGCTGAAAGGAATTTATCAACTGGCCGTTTCCTTAGACAAGAAAGGAGAGTAGGTCATGGTATTCCCCATACTTGTCGCCGATCAACGCCTTTCAGAACCGAGAGGGATTAAAGGCTGTATTTTTGGCAAATCCGGCATTGGCAAAACATCTTTGCTTTGGACACTTCCCCAAGAGAAAACCCTGTTTGTGGATTTAGAGGCAGGAGATTTAGCCGTAGAAGGATGGAAAGGTCATACTTTACGTCCCCGTACCTGGAAAGAGTGCCGGGACTATGCGGTCTTTATTGGTGGCCCCAATCCGGCTTTAAGAGATGATCAACCCTATAGCCAAAAGCACTTTGATGAGGTTTGTGACCGCTTTGGAAAACCGGATTCTTTGAATCGTTACGACACCGTCTTTATCGACTCCATCACAGTAGCAGCTAGGCTTTGCTTTGGCTGGTGCAAGGGAGAACCCCAAGCCTTTAGTGATAAAACCGGTAAACCGGATACGAGAGGCGCCTATGGTTTGCAGGGGCAAGAAATGATCGCCTGGCTTACCCACTTGCAACATACCCGTACCAAGAATGTTTGGTTTGTGGGCATTTTGGATGAGAAGGTAGATGATTTTAACCGCCGGGTTTATCAACCGCAACTTGAGGGAAATAAAACCTCCCTTGAACTTCCCGGGATTGTCGATCAAGTCATCACCATGGCTGAAGAGATTCAAGCAGGGGAGCAAGCAGATCAATCCCACCGGGTCTTTATCTGTCACACCCTCAACCCTTATGGCTATCCGGCAAAAGATCGATCTGGACGATTAAGTTTACGGGAAGAACCTCATTTAGGGCGTCTGATGGAAAAGATCCGAAGTCCTCTAAAAGATCGATCAGCAACCTTAACGTTTTCAATTTCTCAACCCTCTCAAGCGCAACAACCACAAGGAGACTAAATTATGAATTCCTACGAAACAATCCAAAACCTTTCTGATTCCTCTCAGAGTGCTCAGAATCTTCAGAACTCTAATAACAGCCTGGACTTTAATGATGCCAAACCTCAAGGCAGTTATGAACCCATTCCTAAAGGAACGGTGGCGCGTGTGGTAATGGCCATTAAGCCTGGGGGTTATAGTGACCCAACCCGAGGATGGAATGGCGGCTATGCCACCCATAACAGCGTTTCCGGATCTGTGTATTTAAATTGTGAATTTACGGTTTTGGAAGGTCCTTATGCTGGCCGAAAAGTCTGGAGTTTAATTGGCCTACATAGTTCCAAAGGAGATCAATGGTTTCAGATGGGAAGATCCTTTTTAAAGGGTATTTTAAATTCGGCTCGAGGATTTTCTGAAAAGGATACCTCTAACGGGGCGTTGGCTGCCCGGCAGATTAAAAGTTTTTCAGAACTGGATGGACTTGAGTTTGTGGCTCGTATTGATGTGCAAAAGAACAAAGAGACAGGAGAATATCGCAACGTCATCAAAACAGCCTTGACCAAAGATCATAAGGATTATGCCGGTCATGACTCAAGCTATTATGCCGGGACTTCTTATGCCAATCAATCTTCTGCGCCTTGGGCACGATAGAAAGAAGGAGCGTATCCCATGTTACTCAGACCTCGGCAACAAGACTTGGTGGATAGAGCGATCATTGCTTTGCATCAATACGGCAACACACTGGCTGTGGCTCCAACTGGAGCCGGCAAGACGATTATGCTCTCAAGCGTCATTGGTGCACTCTGCAAAACCTCACTAGCCAAAACTTGCGTTGTGGCTCACCGGGATGAATTAACCCTGCAAAATGAGAGCAAGTTTAAAAGAGTTAACCCTCATCTTTCAACCAGCATTTTTGATGCTTCAGAAAAATCCTGGCAAGGGGACACAACCTTTGCCATGGTTCAGACCTTGTCCCGGATGAGCCATTTGGAGGCGATGCCAAGCTTAGATCTGTTGGTGATTGATGAGGCTCATCATGCTGGAGCTGAGAGTTATAAGAGAATTGTGAATTTTGCTAAAAAGCTGAATCCAAAGCTTAAGCTGTTAGGCATGACGGCAACCCCAAATCGAGGTGATAAAAAAGGATTATCCCCTCTTTTTTCAAATGTATGTGATCAAATCACCCTGCAGGAATTAATCGCATCCGGCCATTTGGTTCGGCCCCGTACTTTTGTGATGGATGTTGGCGTTCAAAAGAAACTAAAAGACGTTAAAAAAACAGGGGGTGACTATGATGGTGAAGAGGTAGCCCAGATCATGGACACCTTACCGATTCATGAAGCCGTTGTAGCACACTGGAGAGAAAAAGCCGGAGATCGGCAAACCGTTGTCTTTTGTTCAACAGTGGATCATGCCCGCCATGTTTGTGAAGCTTTCCTTGAAGCCGGTATTACCGCTGTTCTTATCTATGGAGAGATGAGTGACAAGGAGAGAGAAGAAGCTTTAAAGGCTTATACCTCTGGAACTGCTCAAGTGATTGTCAATGTAGCCGTATTAATCGAAGGCTGGGATCATCCTCCTACTTCTTGTGTAGTCTTACTGCGGCCTTGTTCTTATCAATCCACTTTTATTCAAATGATTGGCAGGGGCCTTCGACCTGTCCATGAAGAAGAGTATCCAGGCCTTCTTAAAAAAGATTGTCTGGTTTTAGACTTTGGCACAGCAACATTAGCCCATGGTTCTCTTGAACAAAAGGTTGAGTTAGAAGAGGGCAAACAGCAAGAACAGGAAGAAACCCAGGAAAATGCCAGAACAAAAGACTGTCCTCAGTGTGAGGGTATTGTGCCTGTAGCTGTCAAGGAATGCTCTTTATGTGGCTTTGAGTTTTCACCTACTCTTGAAAAGGAGCTTCCCTTTTCTTTACAGCAAGAAGACTTTGTCATGCGGGAGTTTCCTATTTTTAAAGAATCACATTTCTTGTGGTTGCCCTTAACTGATAGACAAGATTATTTGATGGCCTGTGGCTTTGAAGCATGGGGTTCTGTAATTTTTAGAAAAGACCAATGGTATGCCGTAGTGGGATCTCGCAAAGACAAAGCGCATATTCTGGCTGTTGGAGAAAAAACAGCTTGTGTAGCGGCTGCCAATGATTGGATGAATCTTAAGGAAAGCAAGGATAGTGCTCACAAAGTTAAAGGATGGCTCAATCTTCCGGCAACGTCAAACCAGCTAAGGTATCTGCCGGAACATAACCAAGATTATCACCTAACCCGCTACAAAGCCTCCATTCTGATGACGTTAAAGTTCAATGCCAAACCCATTGAGACGGTTTTGCGCCTCTCCAACCCTAACTAAAGGAAGGGCTCGTGATGTCTGTGACTCTTGATTTTAATGATGCCTTGTCGATGAAAGACACACCCAGCGGCACAATCAATAAACTGATTGACAAGGCTTTGCAACAAGGCCATGCCCAGAAACCGAAACGCTTCTATCTGGGAGCCTCTCGGTTAGGCGAACCTTGTGCGCGGGCGCTTCAATATGAATATACCCAAACACCCCATGATCAACCCTTTACAGGGCAAACCCTACGAATCTTTGAGATAGGTCATGTCCTTGAAAAGATGGCTCATCAATGGCTTGAGGGAGCTGGATTTACAATTGAAACTCACTCCCCTGTAACAGGAGATCCTTATGGTTTCTCGGTCGCTCAAGGGCGGCTGCAAGGTCATGTGGATGGGATTGTTCGAAAGGTTCCAGAAGGGTTAGAGCCAAAGATCCAAGTCCCTGCCTTATGGGAATGTAAGTCCATGAATGCCAAAGCCTGGAATCAAGTTGTTGAAAAAGGGGTGAAGGTTTCTAAGCCTATCTACGCCGTCCAAATCGCTTTGTATCAAGCCTATCTGGAAGACACAATACCGGGTCTCTCTCAAAACCCGGCTCTCTTAACGGCGGTGAATAAAGATACAGCCGAACTCTACCATGAGGTAGTGCCTTTTGATGCTGGGTTAGCGCAAACCGCCAGTGATCGGGCTGTTCATATTCTAAGGGCAACACAAGCCGGAGAGACGTTACCCCGTATATCCAGGGATCCCGATTCTTTTTATTGTCGTTTTTGTCACTGGCAGACAACCTGCCGGAAGGAGATTTGATCATGCAACCCCCTTTGACTGTGATTACCAATCCGAATTGGCTTGATTTTAATGATGCAGCTCCTCAAAGCGTGTTTATCGATGAGCCTGAAGATCTCTTGAGTGTGGAAGTGTTAAAACAGCGTCTCCACAACCACCTTCGATCAGTCTTGGTTTCTTTGTTTCCGCTTGGAAAGATCAGACACCCTCACTTTGTGATTGGCAATGTACAGGGACAAGAAGGAGAAAGTCTGAAGGTTGAGCTGACAGGACCTAAAATTGGTATGTGGCATGATTTTGCCACCGGAGAAGGCGGCGATATTCTCTCCTTATGGGGAGCTGCAAAAGGTTTAGACTCTCATCACCAATTTCCTGAGATTATCCGCTCCGTTCATGAGTGGCTTGGAATACCACTAGGAACCGAACCATATTCTGCACTCTCATCCTCTCACACCTTACCAGAAGAAAGGGTAGACCTAGGGCAACCAACAGGCCGGTGGGATTACCGGGATGCAGAAGGGAATCTATTGGTTTGTGTGTATCGCTATGACACCCCTAAAGGCAAGCAGTTTCGTCCCTGGGATGTCAAAGCCAGAGCACATAGAGCGCCCCACCCAAGGCCTCTTTATAACCAACAGGGAATGGTAAACGCTGAGACCGTGGTTGTTGTTGAGGGAGAGAAATGCGCTCAAACACTGATTGAGCTCGGCATCTGTGCAACAACGGCCATGAATGGCGCCAAAGCCCCCATCGATAAAACCGATTGGGCGCCTCTACAAGGCAAACACGTCATCCTCTGGCCGGATCATGATAAAGTAGGGCAAGAGTATGCCGACGCCCTTAGTAAAAAGCTACCAACGCTGAACATTGCTTCTCTGTCAAGAGTGGTCATTCCTGATGATAAACCCGAAGCTTGGGATGCCGCTGATGCTTTTGAGGAAAGGTTAGAAATTGCGGCGTTTTTGAAAGCTCAGGTTCAGCCAGTTTTGGTTGCAGATTCTGAACCGAAGAGTCTTAACCCGAAGGATCGCGACCCGAAGACTATGCCAGCATTTACGGCAGGTGAATTGATAGAAGACACCAATCCTTTCCCTGAAGATTTAATTGGCCCTCGTATTTTAACACCTGGTGGATTATTGGTTTTTGGCGGTGCTCCTAAGGTGGGCAAAACGGATCTGATGCTCAATTGGCTGACTCACATGGCTGCGGGTTTACCCTTCTTAGGAATGACTCCTCCCAGACCCTTGAAAATTTTCTACCTGCAAACAGAGATCATGTATGATTATTTAAGGGAGAGGCTGCAAAACCTAGAGATTGACCCTAACGCTCTGCCGCTGGTTAAAAAGAACTTGGTCCTGACACCCCAGATACGGATGCTTCTCAATGAAGAAGGAGTTACCACGGTTATCAATACAATTACCCAGTGTTTTGTAAATCTGGCAGACGTGGATATTATAGCGATTGATCCTTTGCGTAATGTCTATGATGCTGGCCCCTCAGGCAGTGAGAATGACAATACAGCCATGCTGGCTTTCTTACAGGATCGAATCGAAAAGCTCCGGTCAGTGGTGAACCCTAAGGCTGGCATTCTATTAACCCATCACACCAAAAAAGTAACCAAGACGATGGTAGAGGAAGACCCGTTTCAGGCTTTCAGTGGGGCAGCGAGTTTGCGAAGCTTTTATACAACCGGCATGCTCTTATTCCGGGCGGATGAAAAACAGAGTGTGCGTCAATTGATGTTTGAGCTTAGAAATGGCAAAAGTATTGAAACAAAACTCGTCGATAAAATAGATGGCATCTGGCAGGAAATGGCCTTTAATTCAGAACGACTGGTCCGTAAAGAGTATGGAGCAAAGCTGGATGCTGAGCGCCACCGTCGCCGTGATATGATCGTGCAGTTACTTTTTGATGATGCACTTAAAGGACGGTTATATACCCCAGCCCAATTTTGTGAAACTTTTGAAGGCAAGGCCAGTCTTGGTGGTGAGAGAACAATCCATAGACGTCTGAGTGTTTTAGCCACCAAAGGTTATATCAAATTTAATTTGGAAGAACAGCACAAAGTCGAAAGAAGCAAATACGGGGTTATGTGTGTGGAAGGGATGGCAATCCCTATAGGAGAACAAACAGAAATTGATCCAGAAACAGGTGTTGTCCTTCCTCTCATGCAACCGTTGCTGCCAACGCATTTCAAGGAAAGTCAAACAGGCGCTATTTTGCCGGTAGAGAACCCTGAGGTGTGGGTTTATCTGGATTAATGTATTGTCCTTGCGTTAAGAAAACGTTGAGATCGAACCCATTCCAGTAAAGCCAGGGCATCAGCTTCATTGTCATCTTGCGGTTTATAGCCTTTAGCTCGAATGGATAACATAACGTCTTGTTTACTGGCATTGCCTTTCCCTGTCACATGGCGTTTAATGGTGCCAACGCTGATTCCTTGGTATGGAATTTCCTCTTGTTCACACCATGCGGTAAGCGTTGCTAAGAAGCCGCCGTACACATGAGCAGCATCTACGCCTAGATGCCGCCGAACCTCTTCAAAATACACTTCTGTCAGTGGACCGGCAATTCGTTTCATATCATCTAGCCAGCGGGAGAAGCGTAAATAACGCATACCGCCGCCTTGATAGCGATCATTCTTGAAGGTTAGTGTTCCGCTGGTTACAATACCGTTACGCAGCACAGACCAGCCAGTTTGGGTGCCTAAATCAAGAGTTAAAACGGTGGACATGAAAACTTATTCCTTTACTTCTGGGGCAGCAATTTTTTACTTAACCAGGATAGCCTATACTTGAACAGGTGTCTACTAGAAAAACTGCGGGTTTGAGGCCACATCGCCGCTAAGCCCGTTTAATTGCACGCACAGAGGTTTTTGGAGATTTAGCTACTCAGCTATGAAAATCTCTATCTAGGGCATCACAGGCTCGAATTTGGAGCATTAGCGAGGGTGTTTGGAGGTGAGATATTCTCTATTCCTCAAAAAGCAAGGGTTTCTACAGACACCGCGACTACGCCCGTTTAATCGCCCGTACAGAGGCTTCAGTGATTTCAGCTACACAGCTATGAAAATCTCCATCTAGGGCGTCACAGGCTCAAATTTGAAGCAATAGCGATGATGTTGGATGGTGAGCTTATCCTCTCTTCCCAAAACCATTGTCGTCGGTGTTGTGGGGAGGTGAGAGTTTGTATCAGCCCCTAGGAAAAAATTATTTGATCTCCTCCAAAAAAACTATGGGCTGGTGAGGCCATGGTTTGGTAGGTGATTAGGAGTCGTCTAACACAAACCACTACACCATCACCAACATCCCCATCCTGGAGTGTATTATATATATACTCCTACGGAGTTATATATATAATAACCCTCAGGAGTGGTGGATATTTAGCAAAATCTAGGTTGGGTCAATCTGATAAAGGGGGTTGAGAGCCGCAGAAAATAAGATGTTTGACCAGAATGACACCAGAATGACAAAAAGAGGGTAAGGTTTGTCATTCTGCCTAATTTTTGTGCACATCATCACCAGATTTTGGGTCTTTCTTCCCTCTGAGATCCGCAGAGAATAAGGTGTTTGACCAGAATGACAGCAGAATGACAAAGTTGTCATTCTGGTTTTACGGTCTCTTGGATATTTCGCCTTATTTCTGTGTCTTTTTTTGCTGCTCCTTTTGGAACAGGATCAGCCACCGATGTTAGGTGTAGTGGTTGCAGGGATGATTTGGAAGATTTCAGCCCCCATAAACCAAGACATGGAAAGGGTTTGTTGGGGTTTGAGAGGGCGGAAAACCTTGACTTTTCCCACAAAATTGCCCACCATGGGTCTTGTTAGGGTTGTTTTTATCTAGGGAGGAGTGGCTAATGACATTTATACCGGGAAAGAGTGGAAACCCATTGGGTCGGCCCAAGCGCGTCGATCCCCGTTCCCAACGCTTAGAAGCCTTTTGCCACAAACATCAAGCGGATATTGATAAGGTCGGTGAGATTGCGTTAAAGAAGGCAATTGAGAAAGAGGAGCCGTGGGCTATTAAGCTCTGTATGGAGTATTTCTATCCCAAGCCTGGTACCTGCGTTTCGGTTAACAAGGAACAGACAACTGAGATAAATGTAAATCTCAGTTCTTTCACCCAAGCGTTAAGTTTTGATGATAAGAAAACCTTTTTGGATCTGTGGATGAAAAGTAAAAAGGGAAATCCAGCCTTTCCATCGACAATAAACGGTGTAATAGAAGGGGATTGTGTAGAGGGGAAAGAAGAGGTCTCCAAAGAGCCAACAGAAGATGGATTGGTAACGCGAACTATGGATAAGGAATGAGATTAAAAATTTGCTAAAGTGGGACTATTCAACCAACTAAGAAGGATAGTCCCGAATGATAGATTACGCTCATTTATTCTGTTTTACAG